GCCGAAGTCAAATCAGTCCGGTTGAGCCAATCAGCCAGTGATGCTTTGAGTTCGGTGTAGGTGGTCAATGCCATTAGACGGCCTCTTTTTCAAGCTGTTCCCGCATAACCCAAGTGTGTTCATGCCGGAATTCAAATGTGCCAATGTGTCCGATTTCTTTCGAGACATCATGGTCAATATACACCTTGAAACCTAATTCCTGAGCCTTCTTGCAAAAGAAGACATCCTCGCCCATGTAGCCGCGAGTGTCGTACTGCCAGGGCATATCGAACCATGGCTCAGACATTCCTTGAAACACTTCGCGCTTGATCAGCATCACGCCAGTACCAACTGAGCCGATCTCTTCTAAGCCGGTGGATTCAGGCATGGTGTAGACCGGCTTGCGCTTTCCATTCTCATCATAGTTCTGCGCCGTTGGACCTGTGGGCATCCTGCGTCTGGCGCAGTTGGTCGCCACGATATCCACGTCATGCGCCATCAATCGCTGGATCATGTCCTGCGGGAATGTCATGTCGGAGTCGATGAACAGTATGTGGCTGCAACCCTCGCGCATCGCGTCAAGGCACAGGTCAGCACGCTGATTCTGGATGAGCGTACCTTGCAATATCTTGAGGCTGACGGCATCAGTCGTGTTCAGCGTGTGGTACGCCACCATATTGACCATGCAGTAGGTGTAGTTGGTGTGTACTTGATCCCGCGCTGGCGTGCAGACTGCAATGTATTTCATACCTGTCCTGGCCTCACTCTAAAAAACCTGTTATCGGGATCGTTCAACCATTTTTTCATGTAAACCGGATCATCCAACTTACCCTCGGCCTTCAGCTGAAAGTAGATCGTTTCAGGAATGCTCGCAATGTGATGCCATTCGCTCTTCCAGTTCGCCCTGTTATCAGTAGCAGCAAAGTCGCGCTTGTTGGCCTCGATGACAGCAGTCAAGTCCTGCGTTGTCTGAATCGTTGCCTCATCAGTGTCATCGTTATAGTGCCAGGTGCGGGTGATCCCCTTCTCGGGGCTTGCATCAAAAAATCGTTTTTCCATGTAAGTAGGGGAGGATTTCTCCTCCCCTTTTTCCTCTTAGTTGATTAAGAAGTTGACAAGTCAGCGCACAGGCCGTGAGCGTTTTCAGCCGTAACTTTATGGCCGAATTCGATCAACAACATACGCTTCTCAGCGTCACCAGTTTTCGCCAATTCGATTTGCTGGTAAGGACGCAAGACAGTCATCTTTGCGTACTCAGGATCGATGACCCAACCATCACGCTCGCGCTGGAAGCGGTTAGCGATAACGGCCACGTTGCCAAAGTCGCTGACGTAGATGTCAACTGCACCGATCAACACGGCAGGCTTTTCGCCACCGTTGATGTTGAAACGTGAAGATGCAATGCCAGAGAAAGCGGACACTTTCTGCTTGTTGACAGGACCAACCATCAGGATTTTTGGTGTACCGCCAGCAGACCATACTTTTTGAATCACATTCTTCAGAATGGTTTCAGTGAAAGTACGCACGTTGCCGTCACTACGCGCATTGTTTGGCAATGTGCTGTAGCTTGGGTCAGCGCCGTTGGTTTGCTTGTCGGTGTTTGTCTTAACAAACGCGCCCAAAGAGGCAGTAGCGCGAGCAGTAGTAGTGTTACCAGCAGCAGCCACAGCACCATTCAAGAATGTGAATTCTTGGTCGCGCTTGAGTTCAGAGCCGCGCTTGGCGATCTGGTATGCCAGTTCAGAACGGCGGCCAGCCTTGTTAACCACTTCTTCAGTGTTTGACAAGACAATGGTTTTGCGTGCGATCTGAGCGTAGTTGGTCAAACGAACAGTCGCAACGACTGCATCGAATGTGCCAACGTCATCACCTTCCAACTGAGCATTGGCGGCTGCATCTGCCAATGTGTCGGTCTGCCACTCAAACAAAGTATTGCTGACGGTTTCGCGGCCAATGTTGGATTGGTACGGTGTTTCTTCGGGAGCGATGTTGGTGATGACATTGCTCAAGTCTTCACGAATACCCTTTGCAGAGTAGGTGGTGAACGTGTTACTTACGATAGACATGGTGAATTCCTTATTTCAAGAGTTTGTAGATTGCATCAGCCGCGTCATCAACACGGCCAGTTTTCGCAAGACGCTGTTGTGCTCGCAATGCCTCAGTATTGTTAGAAACTCTTCCCGCTGCACCAGGCTTTGCGGGTCTTGGCCCATTGTTCGTCACCGGCTTGATCTGTCCACGCTTGGACACCATCTGGTCATACAGCGCCGCTTTTCGCAGCAGTACAACCGCCCTGTGATCGAGCACATTCTTCAATTCATCAGGTGAGAATCCAGCCTTCTGGCCGAATTGAACGAGCATGGCTTTTTCAGCCGCAGCCTTCTTGGAGTCTTTCCACTCGGGAATAGCCGCCACCAAAGCCTCTTGCTCATGCTGCAACACCATCTGGTGCTGCTGCATCTGTTCCTGTTGCGACAACTGAGACAGGCGCTGCTTTTCGCTTTGAATAGCCGCACTCTTCTCTTGGTTTTCTCGCATCAACTCGCGCTGCCGTACCCATTCGATGGGGTCTTCTTGGTAAAGACGTTCCCAATCAATGTTCGGCTGCGTTGCCTGCTGAACCTGAGCCTCTAAAGCTCCTAACAAATGAGCGTATTGCTCGCGCTCGGCGCGAACCGCCTGCAACTCTGCCTCTGCGTGCTTTCGCACTTCGGCAATTTGCTGCGTTTTTCGCGTGTAATCCTGAGTCCTTGAATATCCTTTTTGGAGTTCCTCCAGCGACACCTCGACTTCTTTACCGTCAACCTTGACGGTGAAGACTTGTGGCTGTTCTTCCTCTTCAGAATTCCCATCTTCTTCGGATTGTTCGGGATCAGTTTCATCGCTAGATGCGTCTGCATCATCCAGCAACTCATCAACTCCCGCCGCGCCCTCATCGGGCAACTGCGCCTCGCTGTTCTCCTCTTGTCCCTCATCGGGGAGCATCCCAGCAAGTGCATTGGCCGCTTCGGCCATGTTCATCGGACCTTGTACAACACTCGCCGCTGGCGTTGGTGCTACTGTTTGCATTAGTTTATTTCCTTAATTAAACAAGATTTTTTTGCGCTCGCTCAATGGCGCGCTGCGCCACCTTGCCGTTGTCGATCATTTTGGTAAGTTCGTTCTTGAAATTCTCAATGGCACGCAACTGCGCCCAGCAAATCTCACGCTTGTTAGCCTCTTCCGGCTTGCTGCTCTCAAACTCCCAAAGCAAATCGCCACGCATCTTCTCCATGGCCGCTGCAAATACCTCGTCCTGCATGAACTGCTCGGACTTCCGGCCTTTTCGCACTTGTTCTTCGTTCATTTAAACCATTCCATTAAGGTTGATGGGTGGAGGCACATTCGCCGCTGTCTGCACAGCCTGTTGGATGATTGCAGACTCTTGCGCCATAGCCTCCCGATCCATAGACTGCCGCGCTTCGATTTCGGCAGTGCTAATTTGTGTCTGGTACTTTAACTCTAATTCGTACTTCTTGAGCATTAAGTCCTGCGCCATTTGATCTCTACGGTAATCGTCATCGCGGATCATCTGCTCGCGCTTCAACTCCAACTCAGCAGCCTTCTTCTGGATGTCGGCTTGGATTGACTGAGCCTGTACCTGAGCCAGCACCTCCTCTGGCGTTGGCTTTGGCGCATCGGCCTGCGGCATCTGGTAGTCTGCTGGCAGCGTCTGAATGTAGCTGGACGCATCCTTAAAGCCGGACAACTCAATAATCTTTTGGAGACTGCGGATGTACATGGCCGGTGTCACCACCGGATTGCTCAGACCAAACTGCTGCATGATCTGCTCTTGCTTGCCGGCAATCATGGTCAGTGCTTGGATGCGCTCATTGGTGTCGCCATTGCCCAGGCCGATATTGACCGTCACGTCCATGCTGGAATTCCAGACTCGCGGGTCAATCTCCACCCACTCATTACGCAAGCGCACCATGCGCGGCTTGTCTTGATGTGTGGTCATTAGGTACAAGATGCCCTTAAACAGTTTCTTCATGCCCTCGGCCAGTATGCGTGCCTGCAACTCAATACGGCCTTGGCTGGCGCTGATGGTGGCCGCCACAGCTGCCTTGGTGCTTGACTGCAATGCGTCAGCGTCCAATCCCATCGCGGCCTTGCTCATGCCGGTGCGGTCTTCGCGCATCTGATCCATGTAGTCCAGCATGGGGAATGCGGCCTGGCCGACAAATGGGGTAGAGAACGGCTGCACCATGCCAGGCGCACGCATCCGGATAATGGCACCAGTTTCGTTGTTCAATACGTCATCAATGTTGACCTGACCTTCCACCACGGCGGTGCGCGGATGGATTGACTGCGCCAGCGAGTCCAAGGTATTTCGTAACACTTCGGACTTGATTTCCTGAATGTCGTGCGTCAAATCAAACACCGACATGGCCTCAAGCGGTGAGGTATGTGGCTCTGGATCACATGGGAAATCAACAAAGGGAATATAGCTGGCTGGCAAGTTCCGCACCACGGTGTAGCCCGAACCCATGCAGCAGACCTTACGCAACTCGGCGATGCCGTCACCGTCAAAGTCCACGCGGATATAGGACTCAACGTACAAAACGCGGCGTTGACCAGGATTCAAACTGTCGCCGGAACCCATGGTGGTGGACAGCGGCTGGCGCGCCAAGTACTCATCATTGCTGTCTAGATCGGTGCTGGATATATTCTCTTCAATCTCATCCAGCTCGTAGCCCATCTGAAGCAGATCGTCCACGGTCGCCATCTGTCTGTGGGCGATGATGCCTGCATCCTCAAACGATCTGGCTCTGCGATCAAGTATCAATTCTTCGGGCGGCACAGCCATGATGCGGATACGGCCATCCTTTGTCGTGCGCTTGATCTGCACGTCATGCAGCATCGGTTGCGGCATCTGCATCATTTGGCCGGTCATCGGATCAATCTGCGGCTGCATCATGTCCATCGGCACTGATGGATCAGGGTAGCTGACCACAATCTTGACCTCGGAACCCTCGGACATCAGCAGCTGCACGGTCTGGTCATCGAGGCCAGAATAATCATCAATCTTGACCTCTTGAACCTCATCCCAATAGTACTTTGCAATACCACACTTACGCACCAGCGAGTCCTTGAACAGCGCGTAGGTGGTCATGAAACCGTTGTTGTCGTTGCTGAATATGTAGTTGGCGTAGTCGGTCGCCTGCTGCGCGCCTGCGACATCTTCCGGCCCGCGAGGCACATACTCCACAACATTCTCGGTGCTGAAGAAAACGCGCATCAGGCTTGGCAGCATGGCGCTCACCGTGTCGCGCACCTCCATTGCCACCACTTGGCTGCGGCCATCTTCCTCATTACCAAAGGGATCGCCACGGTAGTACTCTGTTCCCTTGGCGCGGATAGGCGATACATCGGCATCGATGTAGCTGACGGCATCTTCCAACTCACCGGCCACAATGCCCTGCAACTCGGTGTCATCCATCGGGTTGACGGCGGCAATGTCGGTGCTGATGTTCATATCGTTGATCATTTCTTGTTCCTTCGGGATATGGCCTTGGCCTTGGCCTTCGCCTGTTCTTTTGAGTCAGCCCCCCACGCCTTGAGGGACAACGCTAATCGGGTTGGCTCGCCGTTCTTTTCCATCGGGCCAGGCATATTGCCCATTCTCGCAAGGAATGACGCTCTGCGCGGGTTGTCACCAGACTTCACCGGCGCTTTCAGATTCATACCCTCGGCCTTTGCGCTGGCGCGTCCCTTGGCATTTAAGCCGCCACTCGGACTCTTTCCCTCTTTACGCTGCCACGCTGGTGTCTTCATTTAATACCCCAAAAATATAAATCTCTAGGAGACTGATTTTCGCTAAATTCATGCTGTGAAAACCTCTTGACCAACAAACCAAAGTGTCCGGCCTCTAGATTCATGTAATAGTCATTTGTGAAAGGTGCATCAGCCGGTGACGTTCTCGTTGTCCCATGCTCCTGCCTGCCCGTAGTCGCGCAGGAAAATATAACCAAACCGCCAACCTTGACCAAGTCAACCATCTTGGAGAATGTCTTGCGCCAGTGTCGGTCATGCTCAAAGCACTCGCACGATATCGCAACATCAAAATAACCGTCAGCATATGGCAACTCATGCCCTGCACAAACAATGTCAACGCCCTTACCCTCGCCCAAGTCGCAGCCTACATACTCCTCAGAATTGACAAAGAAGTCACGCACGCTGCCGTTAATATTCAGTGAGCCAACTTCCAAAACTCGCCCACCCAAAAAAAACTCAGGGAAATACGCTTTCACGCCACCGACAAAGTCAAGTTGGGATTGATGACTCACTTGAACCACGCTTCGGCATAGTGCGGCCTGTTCTGTAGCAACCACGGTATGGCCGCCTTGGTCAGTGCGTCACCGTTCATGCCCACAGTCTGGCTGCCAATGTGATGCACATAAGACCGGCTCAAGTAGTGGTGAAAGCCAGCTGCGCGCAAATCCTCGCAGTGAACGTCATCGGAGTACCAGTTCAGCGGTGGAAACTTAAAGCAGTCCCAAGCATCACGCCCAATCCAGCCAAATATCGGAGACAGCACCTCCATCGGAACAATTGCGTACTCATATGGGTACTTAAAGTAATGCAGTTCCTGATTAAATGGATTACTGCGAATATTCTGCACTGCTCTAGCCGCATCGCACCGCGCTGAAACCCAGCCCACAGGCTCACCGGTTTCCTCTTTCAGCTGCGCTACATCCTCCGTCAGCAGCTGGTAACTCATTGGTGTCAGCACAATATCATCATTGGCGCAGATCACTGACTCAAACCCATCAGCAAAGGCACGGTCAATGATGTCGTTGTAATCATCACCGAAATTGTGCGCTGCACCAAAGACCTTCAGGTCAGCGTCAAAGCCGCCAATAATGGACTCTGGACCGCGCAAATAGACAGGCACTTCGGGACAGTACTCGGCGATGCTGGTGAGCATCACCCGCAAACCTTTGCCGTGTACTGTCGAGATGCATATCGGGGAGATCACTTAAAACTGCCGGTTGTAGTTCAACATTAAGTATGGATTTGATGGATTATTTGCCTCGCGCCGGTTTAACTGGACACCAAAATTACCTTGTGATGTTGGCAACATTGCATCAAGTGAATTCACGTTGAATTGCTTACCGCCTGGAATGCTTGGTAAGTATGAACCACCGCCAGACATTCCAAGAATCAAAGCCTGTTCAGGCGTTAACTGCATTCTCGTTCCAATTCTTCCACCACCAGCAAATCCAGATAAGCCAGGGACAGATTCAATTTGCGCATTGACATCTATAGGCATTGATTGATTGCCATATGCCTGCTGCATCAATTGCTGCGCCTCCATCTGCCGCTGCATCATTTCGCGTTGCTTGGCGGTTTTGTCGCCTTGGCTTGTAAAAAAATCAAGTAGTCCTTGGTCCATGATTAACCCTTTGATTTCGGCTTCTTCTTCGCGGTCTTGGCTGCCAGTTTGAAGTCAGCCGCAGACGGCGCTGCCTTGGAGCCAACCTTGTTCATCTTCTCGCCGCTGCCTTCGGCGATGCGTTTTTGCTTCGCGTTGATGTTGGCGTACAAACCAGGTTTAGTCGCCATTCTTGACTCCAATCTTGATCGTTAACAGTGACTCAGGCATTTCATCCTCGCCCTCGTCATCCACCACCCAAGCCGAGCAAGTACGGCTGGACGCGCACTTGAAGTCGAATATCTCGCAGTAACCCAAGTCACCAGCATCAATCACCGCCCATGGGTCGCCCTCATCGCCAATACCGTTAGCAATGCACTCAAGCATAGAGTCATCCTGGTTAAACGCCGCGCAGTTACCGCAGCGGCTCATCTTGGCATCCTCCTCGGACACCTCCCACTCAGCCGCCATCTCCATCCAATACTGCTTATTAGGCAGCTTCGGATTCTCCGGTCCGTAGTTCGCAGAATCAATTGCCTTAGCGCGATTCTTCAAATTCAGCGTGATGTCTTGCGTTGCCATCGGGCAACTCTCTTCGCCGCCGCCCTCGTAGCCTTCGTCTTGATCCATGGCCTGATCCATGGTGCGCTTGAGCGTAGCCATTAACGCATCCCCTTGGTCTTCATGTTCTTCGCTGTACGCGCACCGCGCATAGGCATCTTGGCTTCGGACATCGCAATAGCCACGGCCTGCTTAGGACTCTTGACTACTTTGCCGCCCTTGCCAGAGTGCAATGTGCCAGCCTTGTACTCGCCCATCACCTTGCCAACTTTCTTCGCCGCCTTTGTCATCTTCATAATTTTCCCCTTTAAACAATTACGTCAATTATGCAACCCTTGACAGGTTTCTTTTCAACGGCTGTCCCCACTTGGTGCTGGCCTTAGACCCCATCATGCCGATTACAGCGTCACTCGCAAACGTCAAACAAAACGCATCAGCCTTGTCAGGTGAGGCTAAACCCCGCTTCTTGATCTCATCCTTACTCTCGATCTGAATCTTCCCATTGCTCGTAAACATATAACGCACAGTCGCCAACTCAGCCACCAGCAACTCATCCTTTGGCAGCCGACAGTCCCGCTGCTCCAGCCACGCCTTGGCCTTGTACCAAAGCTCGGCCTTCAGATTCCTGTAAGTCCCGCCCATGGCCGGACTCTCGCTGACATTAATCCCGCGCGCCGGTAAACCCAACTCTTTGAGCCGATCCACCACGCCAGCGCCAAGTCCAATACTGTCAACCAGTATCTCCTCCGGCCTGTCGCTTGGCGGCAACGCCTCAAACTCAGCCACCACCGCGCCGGTAAGCTGCATCAAGTCCAGATTCTTCCATGTCTTAATCGGCTCAGTCACCGCGTTACCCCGCCGCTTGCACAGTGCCGAGCGATCAGAGCCGAACCTTGCAACATCCAAGCCCCAGACCAGCGGCGCATAAGGCGATGCCACTACGTCCCGATTCATCGCCAAGTCCAGCAACTCCATCGGTATCACCGTGTCCTCATCACTCCTCGGAAACTCACCCAGCACGCGAATCCGGTAAGCGTTACTCTCCTCGCCGTACCGCGACTTCATCTCCTCAATGTAAGCCTCACTCACCCGGGGCGACTCGGTGCAGGACACCTTCATCGTCACCCAATCCCCCGCCAACCGGTTATGCGTGTCAAAGAAGAATCCGCTACTCCTCACTGGGTTTCCCAGTAGCAACGTCACAGCGTTATGCCCCGACATCGAGCCAGACGCGGCCTCAAACACCTTCTCCGGAATACCAGATGCCTCATCCCCCACCAGCATCACATGGTCACTGTGAACCCCCTGCAACGCCTCGGGCTGCTCGGCCCTACTAGTCCTGGCTGAGATAAACGCCTCCTCGTTGGCATCCTTGACCTCAATCCGGTCCTGCTTCACCTCCAGCTGGTCATGCAGCATCGGCGGCAGCACCTTCACCCACCGCTTAACCTCCGCAAACAATGCGTCATAAAGCTGGCTGCTCGTTGGTGCCGTCACCACAATCTTCACCGGAAACCTCAGAAACAAGTACCAGATCATCGCCCAACTCGCGCCAGTACTCTTCCCAACACCGTGTCCACTCCTCACGCTAATTCTTCTATTGCCCGCCGCAATGTGGTTCAAGAATTCCACTTGCCACGGGTCAGGCTCAGTGTTCAGCACCTCTCTGACGAATAGGACAGGATTATTCTTGTAGAGTTTGACGAATTCGACAAATGGGTTATTCGTCACCAAATCATCAGAATTTTTTTTCGGGACGCGCTTCTTTGTCGCAGTGGGGGTAGGGGGTAGGGTCATGTGGTTATGTCGGTTGCGGATTTCGGTAGGTGTTCGGTTGCATCATCAGCTGCCCCCGCCAAAATCCAGCGATGGGGGGGTCGCCGCCGCCAGCGGCCAGCGGCACGCTCCGGCACCAGCATCGGCTACTTTACCGCTGAAAGTTATCCACAATCCACTATTCATGCAAGTCATTGATCTATATGCTTTCTTACAGAATGCTGACATATTCCATTTAACACGATGTCCATTATGTTAAGTCAATTGTGGATAACTGACCAGTATTTGCTCAACAAACAGGCAGAGTTGCGTTATCCACAGGGCAATGTGATCAATCACGGCTCAATCCTGCTTCTCGCCTGTGGATAAGTCATCGACAACCTCGACATGGCGCAGCGCGGCCATGCGTAGGTCTTGGATGTTGATGTTGATTGAGGCTGCTTTTTGTAAGCCGTAAGTCTTCTGATCCCATCGTTCGGCCAGCCACTGCCTCGTTCGGATGCGCTGGACATCGCGCTGCGGGTTGCTGTCGGCCATGCTGTCAGCAATGTCCAGAGTCTCCACCGCGAGTTTATCGGCGGCTTTCGCGCGCGCACGCGCAATTATAGAGGGATCGGTATCCTCGATCCATTGCTCAAGCGCCCTGCGCCCGATGCCCATTTCGTAGCAAATCTGAGTCTGCGACTTGCCTGCTTCAAACATGGACACGATCAGGTCATCGGGCAAATCCTCAAGCAGTGCCATGTCCTCTCTGAATTTCGGTCTTCCTGCCACGCTCAGACCCTCCTTAGAGCCGTTTTAATCCGCTGGACGATATCCAGTACCCATTGTTTAATTTGCTGCATTCTTCATTCTCCCTGCTAGTTTCGTGTCGAATTTCTTTTCCATGACTTCATTGTCATCGAATTTCAAGTCGTTTTCAAAGTCATCAAATCCTGTTGCCCCTCCGAGCTTGAAGTCTGGCGCTGTTTTGAAACTGGTTACTGTGGCCGTTGGGAATAGTGCTTTGATCTTGATGACTTGCTGCATACGTTCATCGGCCATCAGCGCCTCGATCTCTTCCATAGCCCAGATGTTCTGATTGCTGATGTCTTGACGCTCCCGCTGTATTGCCACGGCCTCGTTGACAGTTCTGACAATCACCATGATCTGGCCGTTTTGCATTTGCCACTCAATCCTCGGGATGTTGTCGCTGGCTGGCGTTATGCCTTGATCTGTTGCCCACTGATCCAGCACGCCATACGCCCTGATCATTCCCGCCAGGCTTGAATCGAATTTCGCGTGATCCTTTGCCGTGACTGCTTGCTGCAATCTGGCGTTCTGAATCCAGAATTTCTCTCTCAGCTCACTGTCTACTAAAGTAATCAGTCTATTTTCTCCCCATTTCCTGTCGCTGACTGCTTTGGCAGCCTCCAACTCCACCAGTTTTGATTGAACGTAAATCGTCCAAGGGTCTGCTTGTGGACTTGGACTCGTTGCTAATGGATGCTGTCTGCTTTTTGCTTTTGTTGCCATGATCTTTCCTTGGTTTCAAGTGGTGCATGGGTTACATATCATCGAGTCTTATAGACTCTCGATTTGTAACTGTAACCATGCAGGATTCAATCGGTAACATATGTATGCTGTTTGTAACCTGTAACCTGTATACATGTACAGCATCAATACTCTTCTTTGTCTTCTGTTTTAAATTGCAGCCAAACGAATCCATCGCTGATACCGCCCTGTCCTGAGTCCAACAACTGCATCTTTGCGCGGTGCCAAGCTGTCTTAAACGTGTTCTTATCCTCCTCCACGCAGCCCATTTTTGACCACAATTCCTCTCTCCACTGCTCCAACCTGACCACAGTGCGTTGTGAACCTTCGATGTATTTCAGTACACCGCTGCTTTTAACGACAGTCTCTAGAGTTGTCATGACCATGCGCTGGTTTTTACCCTTTCCGCTGTTGCCTCTGACTGCCTTTGCTGACTCATTGAAGTCGCTGGCCTGCACCGCCAAGCTGGTTACAGGATCGCCTATTTGCAGTGATCCAGCTGGCGGCTTGAGTTCCACGCTGACCATCTCAAAGCCGTAGCGGGTGCCGTCCTCACCGTCCTTTTGCTTGGCGGTTCTGATGATGCCTTTCATAGAGTCCTCAAAGCGGATCAACTCCAATTCGGTGTCCACGGCTCCTAAGAGCGCTGAGCTACCCCGCATCCCTTTGGCTGAGTCCTTGCCGCTGTGATGCAAAATCATGAGCGCAGCGTCCTGCACGATCTTCTGAATATGCCCACAGGTGACCACAAACTGCATCATGTCTGAGGCTGAGTTCTCATCCCCGCCGCCAAAGGCTCTGGCTAAGGTGTCGATGATGATCAGCTTGAAGTCGATGCCGGTGTCTATGACCAAATGCTCCACGGCCAGCATCAGCGCGTTGAAGTCCTCCACGCTCGATCTAAGGTTGAGCTGGTGCCTAATGACGTAGATCGGTGCGCCGTCCTCTGTCTGGTGATGCTGCTTACACGCCTTGATCCTTGCGCCGACTCCCCCGAACCCCTCCCCCGAGATGTATAAAACGGAGCCTGGCTCTGTCACCTCATTGCCCATCCATGTCCTACCTGTCGCTATAGCCTCGGCAATGTCCAGCGCGATAAACGACTTGAACGAGCCTGGCGGCCCGTAGAGCGCCGTGAACGCACCCACCGGCAGCATCTTGTCTATGAGCCACCTCACCGGCTCATCTTGTATTGAGTCCCAATGCTCGATGTTGATCTGCTTTGGCGGCTTGGCTTGTTCCTTTGGTGCTGGTGGCTCTGACTCAAATTCCTTTGCAATGTCCTGCGGTGATGGTGTTGCGTCCGGCACTGCATTTGTAATCGGATTCAACCTTTCGGGCATCGTTACTTGATCCGCACTAGTGATGATTGACGCTGCCTTGACCAGCGCCACCAGCTTGTCTTTGCTACCGCCTTCCGCGAGGAATTCATAGGCATCATCTCCTTGGCCTTGCAGGCCGAGATCAACTACCTTGACCGACTTAGCGATGGGCAGTATGGCGGCTGCCGCCTTATGCGCGTACTGCCAGCCTGGCGTGTCGTTGTCCGGCAGGATGATGACCTGAGCGCCAGCAAAGTACTCGGTGATGGCCTCCGGCCAGCTGCCGGCACCAGCGTGCGCCGTGGTCGCAATCATGCCTATGCTTGTGATGGCATCCGCTGCCTTCTCGCCTTCGACCAAAAATATGTTCCTGCCTGCCGTCTTCGCGTCCAGCAGTGCGGGTAGGTTGTAGGGGACGATGCGCGCATCAGCGAGGCTTGAGTGCCTACGGCCATCAGCGTCAACCTTGTACAGCCTGTACGTTTTCCCTGTCTCGCCAATCTTGAACCGCTGCTTGACAAATACCGTTGTCCTGTCCTCATCTTGGTATTGCCACTCCTGCTCAAAGACGTTGCGCGGTATCGGTTTGATGTTGGCGAGTGGGTCTGGCCGTTCCATGAGTTCGGGAAGTAAGTGCAGTTCCCTGATGGTCTGGAACACGTCCTCCTGACTGCACCCACCGTGACAGTGGAACAGCGGCACGCCTTGCTCATTGATGTCTATGCTGAGACTTGGATTCTTGTCGCCGTTACCCTTACCGTGACCAGGTACAGGGCAGCTGGCTACCCACTGACCGTTTGCTTTTTTTGCGTTGCCCAGCTGCTTGGCTATTTGTTCTGCTTGCATATTGCCTCTACTTGTTCTATGCGTTGCCCAATCCATGCCATGACTGGCACTGCCATGCTGTTGCCCAATGCTTTGTAGCGTGGACCATCAGGTGTTGGCTTGCCCTTGCTAATGATGTCGGTGTAGTTATCGCTAAATCCCTGCAATCTCTCGCATTCAACAGGGGTGAGTCTGCGAACTGCCATTGCTTGCTGAATTACTACTGCTTCATTGCCTTGTGTAGGACGATGGGCATCTTGCGTAAGAGCGCCAACGCCATGATCCTCACGAATTTGACGACCCGGAGACATTAAGTTCATTGACCATGCCACCGCCATCGGATTCTTGGCTTGCAGGGTTTGCGTCATGTCCACATCTGTTTGCGGGTTTGACACCTGGCCGCTGAATGCGATGGGTTGCATAACCATGGGACTGTTGCCACCACCAGTGCCAGCAAAGGCTTGCAAAGTATTGGAAATGCCGTCATACAAACGCACACCATCTCTACGACTACTTTCAAACCCAATTGCTTGCGCTGGGACAAACATCGGACAACCAGCATTGATGTGCTGATTCTCAAGACTTTGTTTTGTGCCAAAGGTTGTGTCTAATGTGCCGCTTATGTCGGCGGCCCAGCTACGGCTTGAAGCGCCTGCTCCAACGCTGGCGGCAACACCTTGCCCCTTTTCTCTGCTCGGCGCAGGATGCCCTGACAGGCTGTGGCGCTCAAAAAGAACCGCTGCGGCAAGTCGCCAATCTCCAAGGTATCCGACAACGAACACACGGCGGCGGCGCTGTGCCACTCCGAAATACTGAGCGTCAAGCACCCTGTATGCGAACCCATACCCGCATTCTGCCAACCCTCCAAGGAAGCTGCCAAAGTCCCGTCCTCCATTGGAGGACAGAACGCCGGGGACGTTCTCCCAGACCAACCAGTTGGGGCGATATTGTTTAGCAATGGCAAGATAGGTAAGCATGAGGTTGCCACGCGGGTCATCCAATCCCTTTCTGAGTCCTGCGACTGAGAATGATTGACAGGGAGTTCCTCCGACAAGAAGATCGACATTTGATTCAATTGACCACTCCTTAAATTTCGTCATGTCGCCAAGGTTTGGCGTTTGTGGGTAATGGTGCGCCAGCACCTGAGATGGGAACTTCTCAATCTCCGAATACGCTACTGCCTCCCATCCAAGGGGATGCCATGCTACTGTTGCCGCCTCAATACCACTGCAAAGTGAGAGATATTTCATGTTGTATTTTTTTAGAGGAAAAAAAACCGCTGGTGCTACCCAGCGGTGCTTAAAGCCGATCAGTTAGAACATCTCGTCATCAGCCACTGCTGCGGCCATCGCAGTCTTCACCGGCGCTGGTGGTGCAACTGGCGCAGCAGCCAGTGCAGCCACAACAGCATCGGCTTTCAATGCTTTACTCGCCACCTCTACAGGCATATGTATGATGGTCTCAGCGTCAGCAGACATACCCAATGGCCGGTCAATCCAACTCACGATATTGAAGTTCGGTATGCGAGTTGTGCCTTTGCCGATCTTCTCCAGCTTGCTACCGGTGTACTCCAGCACTGGCAACTTACCAGCATTGGCGGCCTGCTGCGCCGCGCAGTCCATGTACAGCTTCTCCAGCCCCATGTTCGGGCCTACGCCAGAGGATGACCACTCGCACAGCCCGAGCAGTTTGTTATAAAAGTGAATAATAAATCCCCTTTTATGGTCCGGCGTGGGTTGCGGTCCTTTCTTGCCGAGGCTTACATCGGCCTGCCAATCGCGTACACCAACACCGAGTTGCAGCCAGCCGGTTTGGACCGTGTTAATGTCGAAGACAACCTTGCCGAGTTGGATTTCCTCGCCTTGGTTGTTTGTCCAAGCGTTGGCTTGGGGAGAGAAGCGGATGTAGTTTCCATTACCGCCACCAGAGGATAAATTTAGCATTTTGCGTTTCGCTTTCAAAAGTTACAGGGATTGCATTATTGACTGAGGCTGCGATCTCTCGCAAGCGTCAGTCCACTTGATACCTTGACGGTGAGTTCGTCCAAGATAACTCGGTTTTCCTTTGGTAGCAGTTTCTCTGCTGCCGCAGGAGTAATAAGGGTTGTTTCAAATATGTCGCTGTTAGACAAACCTATCGCTGTCAGTTTTTCTCTGGCCGCGTTGCCATCAATCCACTTGCGCGTTGGGCGCTTCGGTGCCAACTGCCAGCCTGGTACTACCATGCCGTCCTTCTCCATGGCGCTCAGTGCGTGTTCCTGCACCGCTGCTATGAATTTCTCTACCAGCGGCGCTTTGTCCAGAATTGCGCTGATCTGTGCTGGTGTCAGCGCCAGCATGACTTCCTTTATCTCTTCCTTGTTCAGCGCGGTGATGTCAGTGTTGGCCGCCACGACATCAAACTGCTGTTGCTGTGCCGGACAGATTGTTTTCGCATCGCACCATTGACAGGCCGACACTGACGGTCTAAATGATGGCGCGTCACTGATGGCATCATCAACAGCAGGCATCAGAATATTCTCTTCCCACTCGCCGAGTTTATCTGCGGTCATTGTGTGGATGCGCTTTTCACCATGGTGCGGCTGGATGATCTGGAATTCAACTTCATCAATGTCAAGCCGCAGCGTTGCGATTGCAGCCAGCGCGTAGATTTTCAGCTGCTCAGTGTCAGCGTCCACCCAGCCTTTGCCGGTCTTCAAGTCTGCAATGATTAATTTCTTTTGGCTGATTGAGTGGCCGACAACGTCAGCTGTGCCGCCGAGCTTAAAAATGGGAGTATTGAACAGCATCACCGGCACCTCAACCTTGACGCTGCCGAGTTGGTCTTGAATCGCCCATATGGCCTTCATGTGTTCCAGCGCGTACAGGCAGTTGTCCTCGGTCATTATGATGTTCTCCACCGTCTGGCCGACAAACTGCATCGGGTCCGAGCCAAGCTGAAAGCAAGTCTCGGCCAGCGCATGGATGGCGGTGCCAATGTTTGCAGCCTCACCTGATGGGCGCTGCGGTACTTGAGCGCAGAGCTTTGCGGATGCAGGGCAGGCGATCCAGCGCGATGCGGATGACGGTCTGAGCCTTAATTGCTTTGCCATGAGTCTCTTTCAATGTGATGTTCGTTAAGGATGAGTTGGTACGCCAGCTGGCGCACCTCAGTGCTCGCGGCGTGTCCCAAGTCCTCGGGATCGAGCAGGCGTTTCAGGAATACGACTTTGTCCTGATTGGCTTTGCGCTGCTTCTCCAGCATCTCGGCCAACCAGACTATGTGCTGGCGCATGATCTGTCGTTCCTTGTCAGCCATTGCGGATACCCCACGCTGCTATCAGCGTTGCCTCTGCTCTGCCGTCATCTTTGACGCGCTTGAAGTATTCCGACATGGCGGGGAATAACTCGATGGCGCGCTGTCTGGATGCATCCTTACCGGCAGCCTTACCCATGGCCTTCGTCCAAGTGGCTGGTGCCACATAGGTGACCGGAATGTTTAGCGCGGCCAGCACGCCTTCGACTACGCCAAGACTTCGGCCGAAGCCAAACATGGCCGTTACGCCTTGACCCGGGCGTGCTGCCGGACGTTCTACTATGGCCTGATCCGGTCTGAGGTTGCCAATGATCTCGGCCAGCAGCTGCGGTGAGACTTGCCGCTTGGTCTTCTTATTGATGTCTACGGTAAGCGTTGGCATATCCCGCACCAGCACCATCTGGCCGTCATCCAGCACCGCTATAGC